TAGTAAGTGTCTGCATAGGTAGGTTCATAACTGCCCCCGCTGTAACTGGCCACTGTAAATTTATAAAACCTAGTGTCTAGGTCTAGGGTATCGCTTTCATTTAATTCTAGTAGGGCCAGACCACGTGTGCTAGTAGTAATACCGTTATCAACTATAGATACATCTTTACGAATAAGCTGTCTTTGACTGGTATCATCAAACATACTAAAAACAAAAGACCCCGTGGATACGTTTAATAACTTTTGATCACTATTTTTAAATTGTAATTGAACTTTATTTTTAAGTCCCTTTTGTATTTTTAATTCGCGTTGATACATAACGTTATGAGTCCTTGTGTTTTGATCCAAATCCAATATCACTGTGATTGAATTGGAGTATAAATAGATTGGGCATTTTTGCATATAGTGTATTTATTTTTAAGTGATGGTGATAAAAAACAGCTTCCAGGAAAAGTTTCCTTTTATAACTTGTATAAAATCTAACGATATAGAATACGTGGGAATCGTGATCAATTTTGATAATCACGTGACCAGTATTTACGATCTAGCCGGTATGCGTTCAGACGACGAAAAACAGAACTTTTTACAACTTGGAGAAATGTGGTGGTGGGAAAGTAACCGCAAGATTCCTATCAATATTTTTCTATTAACTGAGATGCAGATATATAGGGTTTATATCAAAACATTTAATAGCAAAGATATAGAAATTTTATTTGGCCCCACTGTAAATTTAGGTGATATTGCAGAAAAGCGTGTCAAACGCAAGTCCATACAGCTAGTCAGGAATCCTAAGAAAATTCGTAGCTTATAGATTCGCAGATTAGATTCATCTGTACTACAATGGCCATTGCATAGGCTACGGCATGCGCCTTTTTAAAATAATACTCATCTCCGACAGGCTTTACCCACACCTCGTCTAAAACTTCTTTCCAGTCTTTGCCTATCAAATAACGTTTTGCTGGGCGTATTACAGCTAACACAGCCGCAAGTTCCGTGACAGATTTTGGCTTCATTTGTCTTAAAATTGAGCCGTGCCCATTTACATGAAATAATAAATTGGTAAATTCGTCTTGTTCTAGCAGATCCCATAATGGCTCAGTCTCCATAAGTTTAACAAGATGCGCTTCATCTTTGAGGTCTTTATACACATTGACATTTAAAAAATCAATCTTAATATAGCCGCGAAGCTCTGCTTCCTTATAGTCTATATTAGCCATGCCAGTTAGTGGATTGTCCGGGATAGCAGTACAATATACTCCGGTATTGTGTTTTTTAAAAGTGCCATTTGCATCTTTGATTGTCGCAGGTACATGCTTGATTAAATCAAGTACTTTAGTTCTATCTGCAAAATCAATATCGATATCTGGCATTACAATTCTCCACTTTCTGCTAATTTCAATATAAGACTATAGTGTTCGTAGGCTTTCTTCACTGCTGGGTGTTTGTTGCGTAGTTTTTTTTCTTTATGCTTTTGCTCCATCATAACCTCAAACATTTGATAATGATGTGATCCATTTTGTTTCATATTGTTAAACACTTGATTTTCAAATTCTTCAATACGCTCTAATTCGCTTAACGGTATCTCTATCGTGTATAGTGGTTCGGTTTCATGTATAATATGACAGTCGTTAAATACATTATAATCATTGGGATCACTAAAATACTGACGGTTGATAGGTCTATATCTTGCAAATCTTTTATTAGTATCAATAACAGTGATATTATGTTTTTGACAAAATTCTTTCATTCTATCCCCGCCTCTTTACATATTTCCTGTACTAGGGCAACATCTGCCGGCACAGATTTAAATTTCTTCAACCAGTAAGATAAATCAAATGCTGGTGAAATTAAGTCAAGTTGTTCAACATTAAATTTATTCAACATGTCTTTGCCTGATTTACAATTTAATATTACCCAAGGACTAATTTTTCCATTGCGTATATCATGTACTGCTCTGTTTAGATTAACGTAGTTAAAATAGTGATTGAATTGTGCTTGACTGGTGTCTCCCCACTCCATCATATACTGAATGGTTCTTTGTACAGCACTTTCTACAGGTTCAATTTTAATCATATCATAAAGATATGTTTCATATAGCTCGTCACGACACCAATGGTCAAGTTTTACGCCGCTCTTAATTACATGATCTATAAACCTGTCAGGATATAGTGGATTTACGTTGTTGATAAAACTGCCAAATTTTACAAAGGCATTATAGTAACTACTCTTGCAAAATTCTTCATAGGTCTTTTGTTTTTTAGCGCCTTGTGTCAGTTGATAAAATCTGTTAAAGGCTATTAGTCCCGCCTGAACACGTTTTTCGCTTTGTTGCATGGCCCGTCTTTTTGGTTCGCACATGTGAGCAAACAAGGTTTTTTCTTTCATAAACCTCTTACTACAATGCACACAATCAAAAGGTTGTTCGGCCAACTCCATCATTATACTTTTTCGTATGTTTGTTGAAAAATATCTTTCTTTACTACACCGTAGTCGTTGGATCCGTGGCGTACAATAAAATCTTCTCCTGGATTGTAGTGTAACTTCTCGCCCCAACTGGTGTCCACCGTTCCGGAGTGATCAGCGAGTTTTGCCATCTTAATAATCTTCTTAGGGGTACAAACACCGTGCCCATGATCGTCTTTAAGTTCTGCAAACTTTTCCGGAGGAATAGGATACTGCTCGCCTTTTGGGCCAGTTAGTATATAATAGCCTGCCTTGTAATTAACTGGACCTTCTAAAGTTTTAATCTGTCCGTCTTGAGAAGCAATCTCATATTTTTCTTTGGCAGGACGTTTGTAAGTTTTAAATCCGTCTTTGAACCAGTCATCTGTAATACCAACACCTTCAACAATGTTGATAAATTTTCTAACATCACTCATAGTCTTTCCTTTGTTTTTTATCAAATCCCATTTTATCAAACAGTTCTTCTATGTCTTTCTTGTCCATCATTGCGGCTAGTTGTTTAATTTCACTAAGCTTCATTGAAGGATTTATTTCTGATAATAATTTTTCTATCTTCTGTGCTTTTTCTTTTTTACCTGCGGCAAGATACGGATGGTATGCATTAACCCCTGTACCTACCGCGGCAAATAACTTCCATAATAACGGTTTATGATTTTTACTCAAGGACCAATGATGTTTATTAACCATTTCATTAGTCATTTCTAAAAACCATTCTTGTGTGTCCCTATCACCTTGCACACTGGCGGTGTATCTCATTAGAATATAAGGACTAAATGCTTTCTTTTCTTCATCAGTGAGATTGTCATAAAAATCATAGTTTTTTTGATCTACTGCTGATAATTCACGTTTGATATCAAGTTTTGCGGTTGCCATGTCGGTCTTCGTATTCTTTACTAAGTTTATACACTATTATACACTGTTCTAGCAGTCGTTGTAAAGTAACATTGGTTTCAGCCGCCCTCCGAATATCTCCCCAAAGTTGAGAATTTTTTATGCTGGCATGCAGTTGTTCTCTGCCTGATAACATTTCCCAACCTACGATTGTTCGTGTGCTAGGCTCAGCCCCGGCTTCTCTGGAATAAATTACTCCGTCTGCTCTTTCGTATATGTATGTTGCACCTTCTTTTAATGTTCCCATAATTTTACCAACATTTTGTATAATCAACTAGTTCGCTTTGTCTGCTGACCTCTTTGACAAAGTAGGCGCATAGCGGACTGTCTCCTGGGGTCAAAGGAGTGCATAATAATTGTCCTGGACGCATTTTAGGAAAGTACCACTTGACATCTTGATACACATTAATAATGTCAATTCCATGAAATTCTGGTCTAAAACTGCTCAATGGATTAAAACAAAATACTTTGAATCCTCGATCATTAAGACTGGTAATAGGTAGTACTTCCATGTCTGGACCTTCTGGATCTCCTACAATACAACACCAATCAAGTGGCATGGTTAATTCGTGATCTCCAATCTTAAGTACCACCGCTGGACCAGTAAATGATTCCAGGAAAATTAGTGGTATAAAGAAATAATCTGGATTTGAATTATCACTGTTATCAAAAACAGCAAACCGCATGTCGTCATCTACTTCTTCTGGTAATTCATTGAGATAAAATGTTTTATTGTCTAGTGTTAGGATCTGCATTATTGATATTTTACTTTCTCTATTGTAAAAGGGTAACGGGCTTCTTTATAGAATTTCTTCCGTTCTCCTAGGTGTTTTTTGGCGTATTTACTCGCCCCTGTGATGTCCCAGATTTGTACAAAGTCTTTGTCTTCTGCTCGTCTAATGCCTCGCCCAATGCTCTGTATAACCCTTGTAAAGCTCTTTCCGGCCTCAAGAAGAACCAGATTAAAAATCCTTGGGATATTAATACCAACAGCGGCCACGCCGTAAGTCGCCACAATAATCTTGTTATTACTCGTTTTAATTTCATCGTACTCTTCTTTCCTATCTTTAGTCTTGACTTCGCCACTGATAAAGACAGAGTCTGGTATTTCATTTATTAAAAATTTTCCTGTTTCGATTCTATCAACTAATATAAGTGTGTTTCCGGATTGACTAATTCCTTGTATAATTTTACTAAACCAATTCATTCTATCTGCGTCAGTTACTAAGTATTTTAATTCTTCAGCATAGCTTCCAAATTCTTTCCATTCTGCTGTTTGAACAACATTTACATGACAGTTACTTAATATTCCTTTTTGTTGTAGATCATATGCACTAACACGATGAATAACATCTCCTAGGCTAGCACGGATACTTTGAAACTCATGTTCGGCTTTTGGCACAGTTCCAGTTAGTCCCCAACGTATAGGAGCATGTGATAGATTATGCGTTAATAATTTTTTTAGAACTTCTGCTTTGGCCTGATGAACCTCATCAACTACAACACAATTTACTCCCTCGAGAAATTCAGCAAGCGATAGAATTTCAGTATCATCCATGGATTTTTTGTCTAAAATATTCAAACTTTGCCATGTGCAAATAGTGTGTGTTTTGTTAAGATCTTTCCTGTCGCCGTAATAAACTCCAACGTCTAACCCTACATTAATAAAGTCTTCTTCAGTTTGTTCAACTAAACTTTTGTTAGGAACAATGGTTATTGTTCGACCATATTTTTCACAAATTTTTGCCAAAGTTGCGGTCATAATAGTCTTGCCTGCACCAGTAGCAACTTCTTGCAAGGCCTGTGGATTCTTTAAAAAGTTATTGACAACTTCTACTTGATCATCTCTTAATCGAATCGGTTCACCTGCAAACCTATGTCCCTCTGGCCAGCATTTTTCACCCCAAAAATCCTCAGAAATTTCAGAAAATTCCAGGATAGGACTGGTCCGTTGATCTTCAACATTGATGTTATAATTCCTACTCTCTAACTCTTCTAGTACTTGTTCTAGCATGGAAAGATAGGTAGTGCCGCCTAGACCAAAAAAACTAATTGTACCATCCCATCGACCTAATTTATAGGCTGGACGATACCGTGCTGTAGGGTCTTCATACTTGAATTTCTTAACCAAAGCCTTACGTGTGTTAAGATCTAAATTTTCTATCTTAACATTCACTTCGTCTTTGATAATAACATTACAGGTTGCCAAAATTTATTCCTTTAACACTCTCGGCATTGAGTAGTCTATAACGCAATGGTGGTGTTTTAACAAGTTTCTTTGAGTATAGTGTGCAGAATTACTGCCTAAGTTTATTATAGCATCAATCGATGGCAAAGAGCTAACTAAAGGCTTAGGAACTTTTCCACTTATAAAAAATATTTTAATTTTTTCATTAATGAGATTATTTAAATTATGATTTTTTACGTATTCATTACAAAGATAGCCGGCTGAACTGTCTAATCTAAAAAGAACTGCTAATTGATCATTAGTATAACCAAGATCATTCAACATTCGATGGCAATGCTTCAGAGAGTCTAATTCACTACCTCCCGGTATTACAAAAATTACCTGATTAGAATATTCTATTAAATTTTCTAGGTCTGAAAATTCTATTTTTTCTCCGTTTTGAGGTAAAGATTGTCCTGATGTTTCTTTTAAAATTTTTCTTGTAAAGGGCCTGATGGATTGATCGTTAATTGCCTCATTGATTGATTCATCCCAGCAATAAATTCCATATTTTTTTGCATCAAATAACACTCTTAGGAGATCAGTACTTTCCGGTTGCGGAATATTTCGGTGAGAATTTTTAAATTTAAATTTATTATCCTCAAAAATCACCATAGGAACAAAATTTTCTATGTCTAATTCAATTTTTTGAATTTCTAAGAAATAGTTTTTAAATTCATCATCAAATTCAAATCCGTGACCTTGAAGAAACGTGTCGAGCCATTTAATATGATTTTCACATAACAAAAAATCCCAAGATTTTGTGTCACCATTCCAGTTTATATCGATATTTTGATAAGAAGTGGGTCCGGACATCTCTTTTATAAATTGAGTTCGATAATTTTTAATTCCTTGTACTATATTTTCTTCATAAGGAAAAGTAATCTTAATTATTTTTTTATTTTGATCATCAACTGTAATTTTTACTGTCTTTTCAGTTGCAATTTTTCTAGCAGGGTATTTAAATTGGGGATTTTGAAGATATGGCCCTACATCGTTTCCTAAAAATATAGAAATATCAGATGAATATTTTTTTAAGATAGTAAGAGCTAGAAATCTTTGTTTTTCAGTTAAAGATGATGACCTAGATAGTTGAGAGTCAAGGCTAGACAACAGTTGATGGTCTTTAGATTGTAAAAATATCATTGTGCTATGAGTTATCCACGAACTTACACCAACTAACTTATCAATAATATCTTCAATATACATATACTACCTTAAAGGGAAGCGTCTTCTAATCCAGCTGTTCTTAATTTTATTATATTGCTAAGTTGCCATTGCTTAATGTCTAGTCCTTTGATAATTCCTAGCCATTGATTTCGTAGTAGAGCAAATTCGTTGATAATTTTTTCCATATCCACTACATCTGCTTCACCATCAACATACTTTTCACAGTCTCTACTACTTAGGGCACGTTGATAGTTTTCGAGATATTTTTTAAATGATTTTGATTTAATTCTTCGCAGTTCTATGTTTAGGTACTCTAAAACTGCTTCAATTTCCTGAAGTTGATTGAATCGTTGTTCTACAATCCCAGGAAGAACGGAAGAGGATTTTTCTATGTTTCCATAGATTTTAACCTCTTTCCGAGCATCGTCAAGTTCTTGATAAAAATAATCAATACATGCAGGTAGATGAGAAATATCTTGACTTACCTTGGCATACCACCGTGCCATCAGTAGTCCTCGTCTTCCTCGTTATAATCAAGGTCATCTTCGACTGTGTCTCCCGATTCCTCAGATAACACATTTTTAATAGCGTCATCTAGATGAGAGTCATAGCCTGATAACGATTCAATGATTGACATATCGATATCTTTGCCTAACAAAAAATCCACGTATTGAATAGCGGCCATGTCTTTATTTTTCTCAGGGATGTACTCTCGAAATATATCCCAAACTTCCATTATTAGTGATTCTTCCATGTTATTCTTCCTCAAGTTCATTAACAATTTCTATAACCGATTTAATAACGGTACTATCCCATTGTTTCATGATAATATGCAATTTATCTTCGGTCCAGTTCTTACGGAACTCAGCAATAATTTCGCCAGATTCTTTATCTGTATATGCTAATTTATTCCCTACTTTAGATAATACACTCATTTTCTCAAACATGTCAACCAATCCGGATGTAGGAGACATGCCGGTTGTATATGGAATCTTAACCTGAACTGATTCAAATGGCTTGGCGTAACGAGTTTTCATAATCTTACAGGCACTACGAATACCCAACACATCAGTAACCTTATTGCCATCTTCATCCTCTTTGAGTTTGAGTTTTTTCATAGCAACAACAATAGAGCTTGCATAGACAAACCCTTGACCTCCACTAATCTTGTCATCTGGGTCAAACATGTCCTGTGACGCATAAGTGTGATTAGTACAAATCATACCTACGTTGTAACTACCGAACATATTAACACAGTTACGCACGAGAGATGTAAGTGCTTTAGGTTTACGACCCATATCACCTTTCATTTCGCCTGCTTCGAACTGATTTACGTCAGTTGGAGTTAGTAACATACCTAAAGAATCAATTACAAATAAAACTTTAGGACGTTCTTCGAGGGGCATTGTTTTATATTCTTTCATGAATTCTGAAATAGTCTTTGCTACGTCATCAATCATTGCCATGTTAAGTTTCAGTAATTTTTCTTCTGAAATATCAACACCTAATGCCTCTAGCCATGCCTTATCTAAGGCATTTTCCGAGTCAATTAAGACTACATATATACCTTGTTCTTGAGCATGTTTAATAATGTTACCAGAACAGATATAACTTTTACCTGCACCAGACTCACCAGCAAAAACCGTGACCTTGCCCAGGGGAACTCCCTTAAAGAAGTCCCCCGAGATAAGATAGTTTAAAGCATAGTTACCGGTTGATATCCAATCGGTTGGGTCGTTAAACCCTATTCCTAATCCATCAATACTTTTAGTGATAGACTTACGGAACTTCGAAATATCGAAGGCTTTTCCCATAGTCTTAACTCCTTAGGCTTTTTGACGGTTACGAATCATTGCCAAGATGTCTTGAGCGCGAGCACTTGCACTGCCGCCGTCATCTGATTTTGCAGGAGCAGATGCAGTTGATGATTCAACTGGAGTATCTTCACTTTCATCTGGAGTAGGAGTTGCTACTACTGGAGCCGCAGGCTTTGCAGATTTGCTTTCTTTATTGCCTGCAGGGGCGTTATAACCACTTGGCTTAAAGTATTGACCCCAACGTTCCATGTCAAATGCTTCTCCATCAACTGATGCTTCAAACATTTCTTTCATAACTTTGAGTTCAACTTCACCTGGTTTCTTAGGTAGGAAGTCTTTAAGATTAAAAAGACCGTACTGTTTGATAGCGGCCAATTCTTCTTCATTCAAGGCACGCTCACGACGAGCCCAAGTACTGGTAGAATAATCAGCATAACCACCTTTGCTGGTCTTGGTAATTTTGAAATCTAATCCACGGACATAGTCTGTTGGCAATTCTTCAATCTCACTGTCCATCAATGCATTCTTAACAATATTAAAGATCTGTGAGCCGATAATAAATCGACGAATTGGATTTTCTGGTGTTTTATCTTCTTGTAATTTGCTATCAACTACAAAACCTTGGAACAAATAACTACGTTTCTTCCAATACTTACGACCCATGTCTTCCAAACTCTTATCGTCAAACCAAGGACGTACTTCGGTTAAGATTGGACAGGATTCATTCCACATTTCCATACAAGGAACTTGTACAGTAATAGGCTTAGAGTTAGTCTCACCCTTAACACCTGCAAATGGAAGTTTAATGATTTGGCGTTCAATCCAAAAATAAGTGTTGTTTGGATCGGCATCGGGTAAGAATCTAACTGTTGCGTTAGTACCTTCTGCGATATTCCAATGGGGGTAAATTGCGTTGTCACCGCCGGTTGCGCTGCCGCCGTTTTGTTGTGATGATGCTTGAAGTTTTGCGCGAATTTCTGCTAAAGTTGCCATAATGATTTTTCCTTAATGTTTAATTTTATGTGCCACTTCTTTCTAGCTCACTGTCTAAAAAGAAAAAGTGCATACGTTTTATTATATGCACTTTTATTTATCATTGCAACCTCAAAGGATGCAAATATTGGGTTATTTTGCCAAACCGGCTAAACGAAGTATAGCTTCAAATTGGTCTTCTTCTGGACCCTTTGGTAAACGAGGATTATCAACTTTAGATAACGGACTAGCTTCTCCAGGTAGAGCTTCGTCCATTTCTTCAGCTCTGCGTAGGCCGCCTTCTCTGTGTATTCTGGCTAACGGAGATTCATCCATGTCGCTAACCATACGTTCAACTACTGCACCGTACTCTTCGCCAAATTCTTTTTTGGCCATAATAGCTAATTCAGTTGTGCCTTTCCTCCAAGGACTCTTAAATCCTTCTTCTTTATAATTTTTATTATAATGACCACCTAGCCATTGAGCAAGATCTCTAATACTAGGTTTTTCTTGATCTTGTTTTAGCTCTGGTTCATACCCATCGTTTTCTTTAGGAAGTCTTGGATTATTCCATACCTTAGCACCTGCTTGTTGATTTTTCTGATCAACAGATTTCTGCGCAGTATCTTGACTTTGTTGTTTTTGCTTGCGGATATATGCAGGAATTTTATCCATATCTGCACTTTCACCAACTTCATCAACAGCCTGTTCCATATGACGCAGTTCGCTGAGTGTATCTGATAAAAAGTCTTCGTCGTAGCTCATTAAATAGCGGACTTGTTTATGATTCATACCCATTTTCATCATCGCACCGCCGATCATTTTAATAATCTCTTTTTCATTCTCAGGTTGATACCTTAGACCTTTATCAAACAAATAACGGGCTACCTGATAACTGGTACGATCTTCAGTAGCTTCGTCCATATCATCCCAACGTTTGTCGTCAGCGTCGTCATCTGGATGTACTGGTTCATCTGCTGGACCTTCTGCCATTCCTTGTTCTGGACTAACTGGTTGTTCTACTGGTTGTTCTACTGGTTGTGCTATTAATCCTAATTCCTGTGCGGCTTCGGGATCGTCTTTTGCTAACCACTCACCTACAGCATCTTTTAATGGTGTTGTAGGATCAATTTTTGCCTTGGCAGTAATTAGATCTTCTAAAGGCTCATAGTTAATACCAATGCCTTGTAGTGCTTCTATGCCTGCGGTTCCACTGTCGCCCACTGTGATATCTTGTGTTAGTAATTCAGCCAAGGCAGCAAGTGCATCAGGTTCTAGTGTGCCTTCTGTTACTGCGTCTGCCCAGTTTTCAAATTTAGTAAAGATGCCTTCTTTGACATCAACGCATTTGCACTGGGATTCATACATACCACATTCATTACATTCTTCTTCGGAAGTTTCACCTACATAATCTTCAAGATCAACTGTGCCTGCTTCCTGCATAATTCTATGTATCAACGGAAAGAACTGTGCTAGATCTTCTTTAAAAGTAGGAATTGTAAATTTAGATTTATAGTCTTCTAAAGTTGCTTGATCCATTTCTACTGTGCCCTGCATGGTTGAAATTGGTTCAAATCCTTCGGACCATTCCTTGTATCCTGGACGAGTGGCAATTTTGTGAGCCAGTTGTTTTAAATTTTCTAACTTTAAATTAGCTCTTTCAGAAATTTCATTTACTTCTTTATTCATAGAATCATGACGACTCATATGGCGTTTGAACGCAGATAATTGTGCAACTTGTTCGCACATATCTATAATAGATCCACCTAGTGAATCGTAGGGTTTGCCGCCATGTGCGCAGTGCATCTGCATGGCTTTTGCACCTTCTAACCACATGACTGGCATTTTATAGCGTTCGCCCAGTTCATTCTCAATAAAGATAGATTCAATATTATGGATTCTACTTCTTGCTCCATAGCTCTCATCTTCAATACCTTTTTTGTGTTTTAAAATGATTTTAGTGCGTTCTAGCACACTGTAGCTTCGCATTTTACCGCCTGAAAATTTTGCTGATTCACTCATATTCATAGTTTCATCCTTAGGGCCATTAGCCGCAAGATATTGAAAATCATCCTTGTTAAGATTATTTTTTGTTATATCTCTTGTGTCAAAACGCAGTAACCTACGTTTGGCAAAGTTTCTCATTTCTCTTAAAAAATCATACCAAAAGTCTCTAGAAATGAGGTCACTGTCTTCTAGAAGGCTTTTACCATAGAATACTTTTAAAGTTCCTAGCTCGTTGATACTGATACTAACACGACCGAGATTGTTACCCTCGATAGCAAAATCAAAATCAAAGAATCTAGCTTCTCTAGGATCCATGGTAACACCGCCATTTTCGTCACCCATTTGAAGATTTTCAAATCTGCTACGAATTTTATCAAATAAATCTTGGCTGATAATCTCAATTGTTTTCATAGCTATATTTATTAAAAAGTTTGTATGTGGATAGGCATGGGCAGTTCGAAGTCCTCTAAGCGGGCATCTTCTACTATCTTATTATAGACCACAGGATCCCAATCTCCTAGTACTGTAATCATGCGTACAGCCAGTAACATAGCACTGACAAGGTCGTCACTTTCTTCATTTTTGCCCTTGAATGTAATACCGTTAGCAACATAAGTTTTCATTTCTGATATAAGGCTTTTACTGTAAATTTCTATTTTATGC